AGGCGGTCACCGTAGAAAACCTTATTCGGAAGGTAGGCCGGACTTGCACCGGGTTGCCGCCGTTATTTGTGAATATTGTATCTGCTGGATTCATCGAATAAAATTTTCTACATTCCAAAGATAAGAAATATTTTACAAAACCAAATATTATTTAACCGTTGGGATAAATTTTTTTGATCTTATCAAATGTCGTTTCAATCCTGTGCCTTAAATTTTTGTCGAATAATGACACATCATTGATTTTGCTGATTCCGTTCATTACAGTGGCATGGTCAAATCCGAATTGCCTCCCAATCTGAGAAAACGAAACGCCCCGGATCTCTCTCAGATATTTGTACACCACGAAACGGGCATCCACCACTTCGCGCTGTCGTGTTCTCCTGTGAAGGTCTTTGGTATCAATGCCCCATTCCCGGCAAATTATTTCTTCGGGGGATTGCAATCCTGGGTAAGAATAAACGGTCATTTTGTTGACTCCTCTCTTATAAATATTTTATAATTTTATGTTAATTGTGTTTATAAATACGTTGTACGCAAGCGGGTGATGTGCTTCGATTTAAGTTCATCAGTAATTTGATGAAAAATAAAAAATGCCCCTCCCGCTTCTGTTTTTTCAAAACATTGTAAGTTGTTGTTTGTATTCTTTGTATCTCTTTAATCCTGCATCAAAGTATTCCTTATCAAGTTCGCAAATATCTAAATCAAAACCCTCTTTATCACAAGCTATTGCAATAGTCATACTGCCACCGTGTGTATCAAGTATTTTATCGCCTTCCTTAGCGTATTTTTGCAATATCCAACGGTAAAGGTCAATAGGTTTTTCTGTTGGGTGTAAACCGCCTCTGTTGTTGTTTAGTTTAGCTCTGCTGTATTCATAAACCCTCAACGCTTTATTAAAGCTTGTCCACGCTAACTCTCCGTCAGCTAAACTAAAATCCCTTTGCCCTTTATCCCAAAATATCCAGCCCATTGAAGGTGGCAAAAACTCTGTCATATAGTTGCCCCCCCACACTATTTGATTTTTAGATACTCTAAATAGTTGCTCCCAATATTCTGGTGGCGGGATTTCCTTATCCCAGTCTTTACTTTCTCTTACTGTCCATCCTTTCCCAGTATATGTCTTTGCAAAGTTAATACCATACGGTGGGTCAACTATTGCAAGGTCGTAATACTTATCGGGTTTAGTTTTCATAAACTCAATATTATCACATAAATAAAAATTAATTTCCCCACGCTTCGCATTTTTTATTTTTTGTGCTTCGATTGTAGGTTGGTGGGTTAAGTCCGCCAGCGTACAACACGCAGTATAGTTAATTGGGGTTTTATCGGTATTTTGAAGCATATTCACTCGTTTTAAAATTTGTACTAAATTGATAGGTTATTGGCTCGTAATCCCCAACTAACCATACTGCCATACGTTAGCGTCAACTGTCCGCTTTTATCGGACATTCCGTTTCCTCCTATAATTAAAACCACCTTCCTGTTAAAATATCCGCTTCCCCCGCCATAAAATCAGCATCAGTCGGTTTAATGGGTTTCTCCCACTTATCGTTTTCTGCATCCCAGCCACAAGCCTTGCAGTATTGCAATTCACGCCCTATTTCATCGTATGACCTTCCACATTTAGGACAATCATCATATGTCCCTTCATTGTCGTCATAATCATCTTCAATCTCAAAGTCATTATCGGTCATTTTGTTTCCTCCTATTATTGTTCAGTTTTTCCGTACATATAAGTAGTTAGCGGTCAGCTTGTGAAAGCCACTGTAAGCAGTCAACGATTGCTAAGAATGTAGCCTCAATAAGTGTATCAGCTTGAAATAATTGAAATCCATCAAGCCTAACCATTATTTGTCCAGTTTCTTCGTTTAACATCCCGAAAGTTCTTGGAGTTGCATATTTAACGTAGGTAATTCCATCACCTATTTCCTTTCTACAAAGTTTTTCTAAAACAGGCATCAGCCAATCCCAGCGAGTATGAAATTCTGCATTTGAAATCTGTTCACTTGTCCAACCTGTATTTTCTTTATCATCAATATTATAAATTGGATAAAGATTTGGCATTTTATAAGTTGTGCCATCTTCGTATTTTTCCCAGCCTAAAAAGTCAGCGATTAAAGCCGAACCGCTAACAATATGTTTATGCAATTGGGGGTCTTGTGGTTTATTCATCTGTATTTCTGTTTATTAAGTTTATACTATTTTGATAGTGCAGTGGTTTCTAATCCCCAACTGCACAAACATTCAACGTTAGCGGTCATTTTTCCCTCCTTCCCCGTTTCCATTGGGCTATTACTTTTTCAAATGGACGACCACCAACAAAGTCTAATTCATTTTTAGAAAAACATATCATCAAATGATACCAACGAGCAAAGCCCTCCAGTTCTTCTGCTGTGTAGGTTGGTTTCTCAATCTCCGCAACCACAGTGTCGATTGCTTCCCTTTCTTTATCAAAATTCTTGTTATCGGAAGGCATCCATGATTTCATTTCTTGTATTAATTTAATTGCTTCAGGTATTTCCATTTTTTTAAATTTTAGATTGTGTCCCATTCTTTCCACTCTTTCAAGTGTTGCCCCGTTCTTTCATTTGCTCATCCGTTGGCAAAGGCTTCTCAAACTCCGCTATCACCGTGTCAATGGCTTTATTCAGCAATATTGTATCAATACCCTCCCTCAAAGTCATTGGAATGGTACTTAATCTTTTGAGGTCTTTCAGCACCTCAATCGCTTCTTTCAGTTTCATTTTGTTTTTCCTTTCATAATTTTAATTGAAATTGATCTTATAAACGAGTTAATCCACTTTCGGCATCGGGTCTGTTGAATTTGATAACCGAGGTGTCTTCGCCCCAACTCTCCCCCACAACTCTGCATCTGATTCAATGCGCTCCCGAAAAAGGCGTTTCTCCTCTTCAATGCGGTGATTTGCATATCCATCAAGCGCATCAATAACATCACCCGGAGACCATTCAACCCGTAACCAAGTCTCCCCGTATTCCTGAACGATGTATTCCTTTGCTGTCATTTTTTCCTCCTTCCTACTTAAATCGTAAGGGTGTGTAATTAGATTCGGTTCTTTTGCAGACTTCAAAAAGTCTACTTTACCATTCTGCATCTCCTCTTCACAGAAGGATACCACCGTATCAATGGCTTCATTAAATACTTCCATGTTCCACTCTAATAATTCAGAAGTACCGTCATACAGATTTTGCCATTTTTTCAGCACCTCAATCGCTTCTTTCAATGTCATTTTGTTTTCTACTATTATTGTTCAGTTTTTCCGTACATATAAGTAGTTGTAGGCAATTAGTTTGCTTAAATATTTCTATTACAAGCCATACAGTAATCTGTGGGTTTATCTCTTATAATTGCCTCGTCTGGATGGTCGCAAACTAACTGTTCGCTTCGCCCTACAACACCCAATAAAAGCAATATTCGCTTTGTAGCTTCTTGTAGAGTTATTTCGTTAATTTCAAAGTCCATTAGGACACACTTAATTTTGTTTTCTAATTCCATACTGCTTTTATTTTTTACGTTATCGGTCATTTCGTTTCCTCATTATCAATCGTTAATTCTTCTCCGGTAAGCGCGAAATAGAGATTTTGCAGTTGGTGAACGTACTTGCATTCGCATATTCTAACTCTGCTTGCATAGAAATCATTGATGCCTTTTTTATCGCTAAACCATAAGGGACATATATCATCATTTTCATATAGTTTTCTTGCAGGATGATCTACTGTTTTATTAAGCCCGAATTTAATCAACCACTCCTCGGTTAATGAGATGGGTTCCAAACCTCCGGCAATAAACATCTGAAACCCATCAGAGAAAAAAACAGTAGATTTTTTAACCCCTGTTATTTCAGTTATCTCACCGTCAACTAAAATTAAATTTCCGATTCTTAATTCCTCTGCCGTCATTGTTGCTCCTCCTTCCGCCTATTCTCGTAACCGCACTCAATCCCCATCATATACGCCTTGACAACATCGGAGATATACCTCCCCTTCTGCTCTGGCGTCATCTCCAGTCTGTCAGCTTTGCGGAACAACTTGCAGAAGAACCGACCCCATTTGTAACCCTTGTTTTTCATTGGTCAATTTAGATTTTTGGTTAAAATTGGGGAAGCCGGGCATGGTGACCCGATTCTACTCCCCCAACTACTTTTGCGTCATATCTTAATTTCATCGTGTAATCGTTTTTAACGCGTTTTTATTCTCGCCTTATCATTTTACCGCTTCACCGGAGAAAGTGTCTAATTTCGCCTCTGGTGGCGCAATTTTGGCATATAGGCTTATCGTCGCATCCTCGCACCGGTAATTAAATGCCGGATTGTCGTTTCGTGCTTCCCGGAGACGGCGGAGAATCGTTCCATCCATCAGGTAATGCCGACCGGTTTTGATCTTCACCGCCGTACAGAAAAACGGGGCGTGGAATTTTTCGGGTGATTCCGCAAATGCCAATTCAACGGCCTTGCGTACTGAAATTGCTGATTTCTTTTTCATCGTGATCTGGTTTAAAATAATGTTGGATATGATTTTTCTAATTCTGTTTTTGTATAACCGATCGTTTTTAGAATTTCGTGTTTCATCGTCACCGCCTCGGCAATCCGCAATTTCATCAGGCCAATATCTCCTGGGTCGGCATCCACGGTCAGGGCAACCATCCGAAAATCCTCGTCAATCTCCGGGTAAAAGGAAACAAAATCGCATTGATTTATTCCCGTGACGGCCATCTGTAACTGCACCTGCCAATAATATTCCGGCTTTTCCCGTTTGAAATCCGCAACCGATTTGATTGTAAAATAAATCAGGTGGTGGGTCGGGTTCATCGGGCATTTTATTTCGATCAATTTTTGAACTTCCGTGTTTTCCCAATCCGTAACAATCCCGTCAGGGGATGCGCCCGCCTCATCGCACCAGGGGGCCGCAATAAACTCCGCCGGGGATATCGAAGAATTGAACGCCTTGCTGTAATAAACCTTCGCCACGGGTTCCATATCCATTCCCCGTTGCATTGCGTAGGTGGTGACCGGGGGCATTGTCGCCCCCAGTTCTTCCGCCACCTTTTCCCAGACATACGTTTCTCCGGTTTTGCCCAATCCTTTAATGCCCATCAGTCGATGGATTTCAGAAGCAGTGAATTTCCCCCGCCGTTGCATTAACCATTCATCTGTACGCTGTTCAATCATTGCCTATTAATTTTGGGTTTTCGTAAATGTTCCCGATTACTTCACATAATTCAATAAATGGTTTGTTCATCACCTTGGCCGCATCTTCTATGTTTTTATACAAGGATGATGCGATTTTCTGCGTATTGGCATAAACATATAAATCATAACAGCACACTTCTGAGTTCCATTCGACTCCACATTTTAATACCCGTGTTTTTGTTTTTATTGACAAAATATCCCCATCAAATATTTCTTTGCCGTTTTTATCCTTTAACCCGGTAAACTGCATCACTTCAACATTATCGGAATTAAATAATTGAACAAATCCCCATTGATCATTACTAATGTTATTCTGGATATTTTGAAGCATTATATTTATGCCTTTAACCCATGCTCTGAATTTTAATTCCCGTTTCATTTCTCACCCCCTTCCGTTACGATCCGTTTACCCTTTACTGGCCCCTCATCGAACGCGGAGGAGATCGGGTCGTTATCCATATATTCGACCTCCTGATCTTCGACCGATTTAACGACGCCCTGATCGAATTTCACGGCCCTTTGCATTTCAACCGATAGGATACCCCATTTCGACAACAACGCTTTTAAAACTGTCTTCCGGGCCATAGCCTCGAAATCTTCCTTCCACAAACCGAAGCCCTTTTTGTAGGTCTGAGAGTAGCGTTTCCCGTGGCGTTCGATCTTCTCAATCGGCCAGTATTCCATTTTCTCAAAGCCGTTCACAAGCCTGAAATAAGCGATGTACCCGACTATCTTATCGGATTTCTTCCCGGAGAAATCAAAGGTGTATTCGCCAGTCACCCGGTTTTCTCCGGTCATTTCACCCTCATATACCTCCGTAACATTGATAGTCTGATACTGCCCGGAGCGCATGGCAAGCTGGATAAGCCCCTTATACATGATTTGAAATGATGCCTGATTCCCGAACGGCACCACGGCGGCAAAGCCAAGGTTTGGATCAAGGGGAAGATTAAGGGAGGCGGCCACGACGGCGGCGCTGATTACCGTCATTGGATCGCATTTCGACAGGGCTGAGGAATTGTTTACCATCACGGCCAGATTTGCCGTAAATCCGGCGGCGCGATCTTTAAGAATTTCCTCAAATTTTACCTTCACATTGGATTGTGACAGGAGGCTTTTTACTGTTGCTGGTGTGTTCATAATTAAATAATTTTATTTTGGGTAAATCATAATTGCATACTTGCCGAGTAATCTTTTATCCCCAATTATTTTAAACCCGCATACATCTCCATTCATCTCTACACCGCCTCCACCTATTAAAACATAATCATCTGGGTTAGTAGGGGGCTTTTTTGTTCTGTATTTTTCAACTACAGAATCATACACATTGTCTGCAAGGTCTTTACTGTAAGGCTTAACAAGTCTATACTTTCCCTCATCCTCTTTTATCAACACACCAAGTTCAACACACATTGGTAATACTGTTCTGCTGATGTGGTAATAATCTTCAAGTTTCTCAAATGATACTTTTCTGCCAAAGTTGTAAAACATTGCAATCTCGTTTAGTGCGCCTTCAAAGCCTTCGTAATTGCGCGGTTTCCCTCTTTTCATAATTAAATAATTTTTGATTGAGTTAAATAATATTTATCCATCAGGACAAAATTTTACCCTTCTAAGTTTTTGTCATATCCCCAATTGGCGGGGTAACTCCGATCTGGTTCCCTGCGCGTGTCAATGACCACGGCCACGGTCAGGGCGGCCAACGTCATAAATCCGATCAGGGAAAGGAATAACATGATCAGATACGCCCATGTAAAACGGGCAATGTAATACCCCAATACCGTGCCGATGGTCGCGCCAATGATAACGGCGATTACTGCGATTGTTTTCTCTCTTTTGTTCATGGTGGTAAATTTTTATGGTTAATCGAAAAATGATTCCTGTTTCATCCATTCGTCAAAGTCGTAGCGGGTTTTGCTGAACCGGTCAGCAACGTACCGGCAGGCATCATAAAAGGCCTTGTATTGGCTCGGTGTCTTGCATCCCACCAATTTGGCTTTCTCCGCTAAAACCGTCTTAAATGTTCGCTTTGTGTTTTTCATAAATTGTTTTTTAAATAGGGCGGTGCCGGTATGGTAGCCGGAAGATCACCGCCCATCCATTCAACCCATAATTGTATCTGAGGGGATGGCGGAATCGAACCGCACCGGTGTGCCTTATCCCCAAATTACGGCGGCTCGTGGAAGAGTGAATGTTGTCCGCCGTAACAAAATCAATCATAACATTAAGAACTTCAAGAACTCCGGCATTAACCCAGCCGTCGGGTGTTATCTTCAAAGGATGTAATTCACCGCCGTATAAATCAGGATCGCCACACCGATGGCATAGACAACCATCACGATAATGGCGGCAATGCACCCCGTTAAATTGCGGTCGTCATTATCGTTCATCCCTGTAATCAATTGTCGCGTCATAATCGAAGAAATTTTCAACCATTGTAAAATCAAATGTTGATTCCATATCATTGCCGTCAGCATCATAGACGTTTCCCCCCAGAATCGTTACAAACGTCTTTGAACGGTTATCCGGCTCATTGTCCAACCCGGCGAACACCTCGTTAAATTCGCGCCTTACGATATATTCCGCCCGGTAGTAAATGCCGTTGATTAATACTTCCGTTTCGCCTTTTGACACTTCGCATCCTGCCGTTTCATGGTCAATCCGATAGGCAATTTTGCGGGCAATGGCCATGTTGTCGGGGATGGATTTTGGTTTGCTCATAATTGGTTAGTTTTACTGCTATTCAAATAAAGAATATGATTTATTGATTGATCTTTGTAATGATTCTGCCATACGCAAATGATAATTTCTTTGGTTAATTAACTTCAATTTGTATTCTTCGTTAATTGTTTTCTTAAACTCGTTTAATGTGGTTTCATTATCAACGTATGTAGTAAACTCCATATCCAACAGTTTAAATGATAATGTCACGTAGCTAACCATTCCCCCACATTGAATAGTATATGCAATGTTTTCATTGACTAAAAAACTGATAATCTCATCCATTTTATTACGTGTTAAAATTCGTTTTTCATTTTCCGTTCTATCCGCTCTTTCGCAGCAAATGAAAGGTATCGTTTCACGGTTTCCATTCCCCCCATATATTCTACTTCCTCTTGTGTTAGGTAAATAACTACCGGCACTTTCTTTTGTCCCGGTGGCAATTTTTTACGGCCTGCTGTGGTTGTTTTCATTCTAATTTAATTTTATACTGTAATTTTCTTCATCTTCTAACATAATGAATAAGTACGGGCCACGGTCATCTTTTTTAAAGTATATCAATTCCCCAATATAAAAATCTGGTATATCGTCATATCCTGACACCTTAATATATTCATTTATAGTTTCTTCCGGTACGAACTGTGGAACTTCAACCAACGTACCAACTGGGGGTACATAATCAATTTCTAATTCAAAGTAAAATTCGCTATTCCATTTAACCCCAAATCCTAAATTTGCTGTTGCGAAATCAAATAACACTCTCATTTCCGTATGGTTTCATGGAGGGTTTCCCCTCCGGTTAATTATCTCTCCCAAATATGAATAACTCCTGACCCCTGGAAACCATTTCTCGTTACAATATAATCTGGTAATAGTTCCCTCATTTTTTGAAAATTGCTCCTAAATGATTCAATCTTATGCGCGGGGTAAATCAAACATATATAATTGCTGTTTACTGTTTTAAATTTTGCCCCTACTGCTAATTTGCTGGTTTTGATTTTTTCTACCGTGGTTTCAATTTTGGCTTTCATCGTGTTTTGTTTTTAATTACTCTCCAAAGTTACGACGCGTTTTTGATATATGCAAATATTTTATCTATTATTTTATCGTTCGTTTATATGTTTTAAAACATATCCCGAAAATCGGCAATAAAAAACCCCGGCAGTCGCAACCACCGGGGCAAACCAAAACAAACCAACTATGAGAAAACCTCGACCCGTGGCCAAGTATCGTTATTCAAAATGGTTCAAATTGTTCGCCCATGTGAATCAAACCCAATCCTTGACAAACTCCCAACTTATTGCCCCGTTGCCTGTCAATGCTGGTTGAATCCAAGTGTGCGTGGTGTTCTTTGCTCTCCACACTTTTCCCGTGTCGAACACCTGATAACCCACCACATAGAGGTAATAGTTTTCAGATGCCCATTGAGGAGGTTTAACTCCCGGTAATGGTAGTAAGACCAACAGGTTCGGTATATCTTCAATGGGATAATGTGTTCTGTTATGCCCTTGTTTGCAATGCACCGCCTGATTATTAAAGGCATACAACTTGTCTTTTTCAATCCATTCACCCTCTTTAGGCAAAGGAGGCAGACCATCGGCAGAAATACCCGTTAAAATATCCCCAACCTCAACTTCGTGCGGTGATTCAATCTTCCCAGATTCAAAATACTTTGCCAACACGAGGTGGTCACCCTTGACAATCTTGGCGTATTTGTTCTGCAAAGAATCCCCCTGTGTTACCACCGTATTACCCATTGAAATGAGATTTGTGACCACATCATCAACGGTGGATGTGCGTGACCCTTGCAGTTCCACGAGGCAATTCTTGGCGTTGTCAGCGAGTTTTTGGATAACATCATCGGGGTTGCCTTCCGAATGTACCTCACCATCAGTCACAATCAAACTCCCATCACCAAGCACCTCAACAGAAACCATAGGGATGTCAGGATTACCATTGTCCTGCAAGTTGTGGGTACATTCAAGCAACCAATACCTTTCAATTTCAATCCCTTCCGCTTCCTCCGTGGCTGGTTTAGTAATTCTTGTCGTGCCTTCCTCGGTAGTTATTTCGTAGGTTACAAAGGGGATAGGCACTTCAGAATATCTGTCCGTTCCCTTCCCATCAGGATAACCCAACAAATTATTCATCATCTCAATTTCTGCAATTACATCTGATTCAGACGAGTACTTGCGAAAGAGGGTTTTTGTTATTTTGATGTTAATTATTTCTTCCATTGTTATGATTTTATAAGTCGCACGGAGAAACCGAAGTCCTTTGTGTTGCTGGCCCGGTTGACTATGGTGGAGATGTTGGCCAGGCGCCAGCGCCAGGCGTTACTTGCCGAGCTCTCCGTAGAGGACCACCAGTAACCGTTGTCGCCAAAGTAGAAGAAATCACCACCGCTGCCACGGGTACCGCCCGGAAGCCCTGTAAATCCACTAATATTCCTCTTATCAGGATAGTCAGTATTCCCAACTACCCCTTCTACTTCTGACGCATTCCAAAATGAATCACTTGCAAGTGCTTTGCTTTGCTTATTACTGGTCGCAGTACCTAAATCAGTACTCCCATCATAGTTCCATCCCAGACTTGCCACAGTGGTTCTTAATGTCTCCCATTCAGCATCAGTAGGAACTTTCCACCCCCACGGAGTAGTAGGATTCGCAGCGTTGTAAGCGTCAATATCTGTCTGCAACAACTTTACGGCATACCAATTATAGAGTTTTCCATAGGTTGCACCATTTACAGGGTCATTGCTGTAATGACACCACCAAGCCACTTCCTTCAAGGCATTAGCAGCAGTATATCCCTGTGCAATTAATCCATCATACAGTTCTGTTGAGTCTAACCAACCGATTTGCTTGACTGAAACATTGTCAATCTGAAGGCTTGTTGTTGCCCCTGATGTGAATTTAGTTGCTGATGTCGATGTTGCTTTAATATATTCTGTGTATGTGCCGTTTGAGATTCTTTGTGTTCCATTTGCTCCACCAACACTTACAGTAACACCGCCTGACGAGTAGTTAAGTACAGTATATACAACTTTATACCACGTCTGAGACAATAGTGCGGTTCCATGCGTCGCAGTATCTGTTCCCACAGAATTTATTGCTTTTAAAACACCATCTGCCACCGTGAAATTAGATGTCAATGTCCACCCTGTTGCATCATCAAACCCACCATTAGTAATCTTCTCCGTAGCAGCACTCCTCAACTGCATCTCATTAATTGGATTACCCATAGGAGTAGCAACCATTTCCAAGTTACTTGTTGCCCAATGCTGAACACCTATCGTGACCCCTTCGATTTCGGGAATAATGCTCAAAATAGCATTTCTGATTTCCGTCTGTTCCCCCGAATCAATCGTACCCCCGTAAATGGCGTAGAAATAGAGCCTCCCCGTCCACGCAATCGTGTCTAAAGTTCCCGTGGTCACCTCCGTGAATGACACAACGGTCTTTCCGCTATCCTCTGCATTGAGGACTTTTATCACGGTGTAAGTTCCATTCACGACCACCCCCGTATGAGTAAGGGTTTTCGTCTGCCCAGTAACGCATTTGTATGTCTGCACCTCCGTCGGGGCGATATTGCCTTTCAGATACGGCTGATTCACCTCCACGGATTGCGATGGGTCGTTATCATTGACGGTCAGGTCGTAGGTCTTAACCACGAATGTGTCCGTCCCTGATGTCCGTGTTTTCACACCACCGTCTGCGAATACTGCAACTTTAAGGTCATCCATCAGGTTATGGTTCTCTATGACCCTTAATATCTGTGCAGTCCGTGTCTCATCCTCAACCGTGCCGGAATCAGCCAACACCCGTGTTTTAAAGTCACGGAGCCACTTCATCACCATCGTGGCAAACCCCGGCAGCACCGCCCTTGTATAAGCCTTTGTGAAGGCTGATATGTATGCTCGTATCATTGTTTCAAATTATTTCTCAATGTGAATGTTTTTGTCATCTTACTGACCAGTATAAAGGAGTTTTCTCTCCTTTTATTTCCTGATTGCCGTCGGTAAAGTCGGCATCCGGTAAAGCCACCGCCACCTGATAAGACACAAGTCCCGGCCCGGTGTTTATTGATTTGTCGAGGGCAACCTCAAATGTGGTCTCGTCAACGACGGAAACCTCCCCCGTGGAATAACCATCCATGCCGGTGCCATACATCGATTGCATTCCATCAGGAGCGAAAATAATCACCCCGTAACCGGAGAATAAGGCGAGGTTTATAGCCTCCGCCTCCCCCGTGGCTCCCTCCGCAGGCTCATCGAAAATCTGAAACTGCGGTTTCTTGTCAGAGCCAATCACCCATTTTTCAAGATCATTAATGTCGGTCATAGTCGCATCCATATCAATTCAGGATTGAATAAGCGACCGACCCAGTGGATCCCTTCCCGGAGGTGAAATTCAGGCCCCAGAACATCCCCGGTTTATTCTCAAAGCTGAGAATGGTTGCCTCATTCAATGCCAGCGTTCCGGATACGATGTTCCCGGCGCTATCTTCGGCGTGGTCAAAGTGCGCCCCCGAAACCGAAAAATCCAGAACCCACGCGGCCCCGGTGCTGATCAGGTTTGAAGAAAACATTTCTACCGCCACGATATTCCCGGCCATCCGGGTCGGTCCCTCGGCGGGGATCGTAAGATTTTTCGTTAAATCTATTCCTGTTGCCATTTTTTTATTCTTTTGATGAGTTTACTTATTTGAATTTTAATTGTGATCCTTATTACCCTTATACCGTGCGGACCTCCCGGAAGCCGACCGCTATCCCTCAACTGCGGGAACGGTTTTACGGGGGATCAACCGCACCAGGGCTGTCAGCAGGGCGACATAGACGTTTTTCTCATCGTCATCCTCAACAAATGGGATCAGGTTCAGTTCTGCCAAAAACTCCCCCGTGGCGTTTACCAGCAGAAAATAATCGTCAGCGAGAAAAGCATCAAGCCACGACTCGACAACTCCGTGGGCCTGTTCCGGGATCAACTTAATGACCTCCGTGAGGGCCACCTTAAAAACATAGCCATCAACAAGCTCAAAACTGCTTACAACAAACCTAACCGGTTTATTGCTGATTTTCGAGGCAATCAGATTCAGATTTACGATCCGGTCCAGCTTCTCCGCCGCCGCTTTGATCTTCGCTTTCAGTGATTCGTTCATTTTTTTTCCTCCTTATTAATTTAGTGATTAAATTGATAACGGTTTCTGCAATCGGGATCAGCCACATACTGTTTTTATAGACGTACTGGCCGACCTTCGTTAATATGTTAATAACGGATTTCATTGTCTTAATTTATTATCGGAACATGGAGTGATTATATGGAGACAATTTCTCATTTTGGGTCGTATTCAATATGGATATGGTCCCCCTCGTCAATAACATCAAAGTCACGTCCAAGCTCAGATTTAAGCCGCTTCGTGATCTGTGATCGCTGCGAATCGGTGTAAATCCAAACCCGCATATCAAAGGCGTTTCCGGAATAATGCCGGGAGTTTTTTGAATGAACCCCATCGAGCAAGCTGGTAATCACGATCTCTTTCCCCGCAACCTCCTGACTGATCCGGTCGGCTGTACACATGGCGTTTCTGATCTTTGCGGATAGTTGAATAATTACCGGCTCCCCGGCTATCCGTTTGCTCAAATATTCTATAACTCCGTCTTTGTATTTCATATCAGTTTATATTCGTGG